GTGGTGACGATAGTGGATCACGAAACGGTACAGGTAAAACAACCATTATTAACGCATTATCTTATGCATTGTACGGTCAAGCACTAACAAACATTAAACGTAACAACTTGATCAACAAAACCAACAGCAAAGGCATGTTGGTTACACTCAACTTTGAGAAAAACAACATACAATACCGCATTGAACGTGGTAGATCACCTAATGTACTCAAGTTTTACGTAAACGAACAAGAACAATCACAAGAATTTGACGATAATAGTCAAGGTGATAGTCGTAAAACACAAGAAACTATTAACGATCTGCTGGATATGAGCCACGATATGTTTAAACATATTGTAGCATTAAACACATATACAGAACCGTTCTTAAGTATGAGAACTAACGATCAACGTGCTATTATCGAACAGTTATTAGGTATAACAATACTATCCGAAAAGGCAAACTTGCTAAAAGAACAAGTAAGAGTTACTAAAGATGCTATTACTACTGAAAATATGCGCATTGAAGCCATTAACAGCAGTAATGAAAAGATTCAAACCAGCATTGACCAACTTGTTAATAGACAAAAAGCATGGAAAAGCAAACAAAAGACTGATATTGAACGTTTAGAAAAGGGTATCAGTGAGTTAGAACAGTTGGATATCGAAAAAGAATTGGATAGCCACGACAAACTGCAAAATTGGAACGAACTTAACACTGCTATTGCTGCTTTAAACAAAGAAAAAGCAACATTAGAGAGTGCTTTGATGCGAGCAACCAAGAGTGTAGAGAAAGCAGAGAAAGATATTGCTGATCTAGACGATGCAACTTGTTATACATGCGGTCAAGCACTACATGAAGACAAAAAAGCAGAGATTCTTGCAACAAAGACCAAAGATCTGCAAGATTCAATGGCATATCAAACAGAAGTTGGCGAAAAATACCGTACAGTGCTGAATAATTTAGATGATATCGGTGATATCAACGGTAGACCGTCTACATTCTATGAAACTGCTAAAGAAGCATATGAACATAGAAACAACGTAGATAACTTGCACAAAACTTTGGTAAGTAAAACGCAAGAAGAGGACCCGTACCAGGCTCAAATTGACGATTTAACTAACACAGCATTACAAGAAGTTGATTGGACCACTGTAAATCAGTTGAACAATCTAAAAGAACACCAAGAGTTTCTCCTTAAACTCCTGACTAACAAAGATTCTTTTATTAGAAAGAAGATTATTGACCAAAACTTGGCATATTTGAATGCAAGGCTAACATATTACTTAGATAAAATAGGCTTACCACATCAAGTAGTGTTCCAAAACGACCTAGCAGTTGAAATTACACAACTTGGACAGGACTTGGACTTTGATAACTTGTCAAGAGGCGAACGCAACAGACTAATACTTGGTCTTTCGTTTGCATTCCGTGACGTTTGGGAATCATTGTATCAAAATATCAACTTGTTGTTCATTGATGAGTTGATCGATAGCGGTATGGACACTGCTGGTGTGGAAAATAGTATAGGCATACTGAAGAAAATGACTAGAGAGCGTAACAAAAATGTGTTCTTGATTAGTCACAAGGATGAATTGGTAGGCAGAGTAAACAATGTGCTTAAAGTTATTAAAGAAAATGGCTTTACCACATACGAAAATGATATTGAAATTGTAGAATGATCGAAGATGACACTCACGATAAACTAATACTTGCTGTATTAGATTATTTTGCACTAAATGAAATCTTTCAACAACGTCCTGCGGAATTAAAACGCCGCAAGGTACGTAAAAAGTTGAGTGAAATTCAAAAGTTGTGCAAAGTTCGTCGTGATGAAATCATGGAAGAGCATATTAGAAGCATAGAAGACGGCAGAAAAAATAATAATCCAAAAAAGGCACGTGAGGTACTTGCAAAGAAGTAATTAATGTATGAGTTGGACATACAAAGGTAAACAAATTGACACAATACCAGATGAGTACGAAGGATTTGTTTACTTGATTACCAACTTAACAGACAATCGCAAGTACATAGGCAAAAAATTAGCAAAGTTTAAAACAACCAAGCCACCACTTAAAGGCAAAAAGAACAAACGCAGAGGCCACAAAGAATCAGATTGGCAAACTTACTGGGGAAGTTCAGATAAACTTAATGAAGATGTACAAAATCTAGGCGAACAAAACTTTTCTCGTGAAATACTTTACTTTTGCAAAAGCAGAGCAGAAATGAGTTACATTGAAGCACGAGAACAATTTGATAGGCGTGTATTAGAAACAGATGAATATTACAACGGCATCATCAATGTAAGAGTTGGTGGTTCACAAAAACTACGCCAGGCACTACTAGAACACAAATAGGCTACATAACGGACCCAATTGACGAAAGTCCTCCAAAATCCAGCCGAGGTAAGGCTCGTAGCCGGTGGTATGGAGTGTCCGCGTGAAGAAGTATACGATAGGCTTTAAAAGATTTGGGCTCTGTGAAACAGATACAACCCAAGGGTAAGTGTTTTCGCTTGTTAGGGAATAACTGCCTTCCGTTGATATGACGAATCTAGAGTAGGGGGATACAGGTCAACCGCCTCCGACAATAGGTTGCAAACTATATTTTAAGAATATAGTTTTGAAACTATTGAATCTCTTATAACAAGATGGCTGAAGCGACTCGAATAATGCGCAAAACCATGTTCGCCCGGCAACGGGCGAATTATGACTTCACAATCTGAATAATACTAAATGCATATGCTTACGCATATGCCTTAACTAGTACTATTATCACAAACAAATAGTTCGTGTTGAGCGATAGCGATAACACAGATGAACGTTAGTTCATCTTAAATGTATAAATAACTATAACAACTTTACACTTAAGGACTATTCGCTATGCAAGTATATCAGATTATTGCTGAGGATCATGAAATTGATGAAGCAATTCCTTTTACTAAAAAAGCACGTATGATGAAGCAAGCCAAAAAGGCTGCTAAGGGTGCTACTAAAGATGAAGCACGTCAGATAGAAGTAGAACTACTGACTTATCTAAAAACATCAAAACAGAAAGCAACTGCTGATGCTGTTTTGAAATACTTTGATCAAAAAGGTTTAGGTAATGTTGCTGCACCAATTGTCAAACAGTTCAAGACTAAAGGAAACAAAGCAGCAGATAAAAGTGCTGCCCGTCAAGCAAAAGCACAGGCAGCAGGTGCAGCCGCAGCAAAACTAGGCGGCATGGCTAAAGTTGGCGCACAAAAAGCAGGTGCTGCAATTGGTAAAGCAGCAACAGCAGCAAAAAATGCAAGTGGTGTTGTTCCTGCAGGACAGTTGGGCGGAGCAAAGCCAACATTTAAAAGTGTAAGAGCAAATGCAAGCATGTACGAAGCAGAAGGTGAAGACATCTTGACAAAGCGTGAAGTGCGTAAAATTATCAGTGATGTTGTTGCAAAAGGTTACGGCGGCTCTGCTGGATTTGACAAGAGTAGATTTGCTCAAGACGAACCAAAAGCAAGTTTTAAGTCAAGTCAAACATCTCCTGATGTAGATGCAGCAATTGACATGCTTACCAAAGCCGGTTACAAAATTACAAAGTAATTAAAAGAAAGGCTGCTGAGTTTTCTTAGCAGTCTCTAAATTTTCCTCAATCAGTTTACTCATAACTTCTCGATCTTCGGGAGTTGTTTCATGCGCTTCAGTATAACTTAACCCTCCACGCATGTACCAACAGATTCTACTAAGGTCAAACTTGATTTGCTTGACGGAATTGTCTAGGATCTTAACTTCTTCCATGATTTCGTCAAGTGATAAAGTTAAGATCCTGAGGCGAAAAAATTTGATTGGTCAAAAGTAAATGGTAACTCAAATGTTTTTGGAGCACCAGATGCTTGTTCCTCTTCGGTAGTTGTAATTGTAAACGGTTTGATTTGAAATTTTTTTCTTTGTTCGTCAACGTGTTTCAAAATTGCTTTGTAAACTCCAGTATCTGCATTTTCTAAAAATTCTCTAATGTGTACAGGATTTACAACTGTTTCATCACCTATAGTAATACTTTTTACATTGTTAAAAATAGTTCCAATATTAATTTCAGTTAGTCTATTAAAACTTTCGTTAAATCTTGAAAGTTTATCAATTTCTGATAAGTCTTCGTTGTCAATAGTTCTAAACAACCGTTGTTCTTCAAAAGTTTTTAGTGCATTATCAGTAAATGATTTGTAGTTACCTGGTACAACTTCAAAAGTAAATTCGTTGTGTACACAAACTGATTCATACGGTTGTGTAGTAATTTGATCTAGTAATTGTGTTAGGTCAACTTGAAATGCACGTTCTGAATTGGTGTTAGGAGTAGTAAATTCCATATCCATCATTTGACCGTAAGTTGCAATCCTAATAGCAATAAGAATTGCGTCAATATCTATACTCGGAATGCTCCAACCTTTTTTGATATTGGGCATACAATTTTCAATAACACTCACTGTGCTTTGTCCATTTAACAATGCATCAGGTGTTTTGAACATGATTTCATCTTTAGCCGTCATAGCATAAACAGGAAACTCCATTGTTTCAGTTGGTTCTAATGTTCCCTGAGGGTAAAAAGCACCGTTGCTAGGCAATTTGATAAACAGTTTCGGTTGTCTAAAGTGCTTTGCTAACGGATTTGAAGACGTATTGTCCATTATATTTTCTCCGCATAAATAATGTATAGTATATATCTATCATATTTATATGCGCATATAACTTGGAAGTGTAAGTTTGGAAGAAGTTGAAATTAAGAATTATGGCAGGGGCGGTGTTGCCAGTGAAGCAACATTGCAATTACTGCTTGACGCAACTAGAAGCAATAGTGCAAGTGCTTCTGCGGCTGCAAGACAGCAGCAGCGTATTCAAGAAAACTATAACAAAACTCAAAAAGAAGGCGCTGGCATATTTAAAAAGACTGCTGATGCTGCAAAAGGACTTGCAAAAGAATTTGCAACAGGTGGTGACAGAGTTAGTGACTTTAGCAAACACATCCTTGGAACAAACAGTAGTTTACAAAGTTTAATTGATTATGCAGATGGTGCAGTTGATCAATTTAGAAGTTTAAGCAGTGTTGGTGCAGGATTTAACAACAGTATTTTTGACATGATTAAAACTGCTGGTACTGCTGGTATGCGTTTAGATGAATTTTACAGAGTTGTTCAAGAAAACAGTGAAACACTACGTATGTTAGGTGGAAGTGTTACAAGAGGCGCAAAAGAATTTGCAGACTTGAGCAAAAGTGTTAGAGCAGGTGATTTAGGTCAACGTTTGTTTGATCTTGGCTTTACAATGAGCGATGTTAATGACGGAATGTTAACTTACATTAGTAACCAAGCATTGCAAGGTAGACTTGAACGTATGAGTCAAGCACAACTGATTAAAGGCAGCCAAGAATACCTTACAGAAATTGATGCACTTGCAAAAGCAACAGGTCTAAGCAGAGATGCATTAATGGATCAAACAAATGACTTGCAACAAAACGCAACGTTCCAATCTTTAATGGCAAGAGCCAGCGAAGAAGGTGCAGACAGTTTAAGCAAGAACATGGCTGTTGCTGCACAAATGTTACCAGGCTTTGCAGATGATTTAGTGCAAATCAGTAGAGGTACAGGCGGACTTACTGATTTAGGTAAAGCACTTAATCAAGTTGATGGCGGACAAGCATTTATAGATTTAATGATGAATGCAGGAAATTTAGAACCAGATGCATTTATTAGACAAATGAGTGCGTTAGGTCCTCAAGTTGCTAATTCGATTACAAGTCAGTTTAGTCCAGAACAAATGAGATTACTGGAAGGAACTCCACTAGGAGCATTGTTTGATACATTAGTTGGCTTTAGAAGAATGGGCAACATGGATGCAGATGCAATGGTTGCTGAACAAAGCAGAAGCGATCGTATTACAAGTTTACTTGCAAACTTTGAAAGTGCTATCCAACGATTTAGAAGTGAAATAATTGACAAACTACTTGAAAGCGAGTTTGGTACTAAAATTGGTGAGTTAGGTACTGCACTTGCTGATGCTGCCTCAGCAATGTTTGGAGAAACTGTTAGCGGCACAGACGGACCGGTTGGAAAAATGAGCGGTGCATTTGGTACAGCATTTAACAATTTGTTTGGACCGGAAGGCAAACTTACAATGGCAGTTGCATGGGCAACTAATTTAGTTAACGACATGACATCTAGTGAACAACCGTTTACTGTGTTTAAAGATCGAGTAGGCGAGTTAGGAACTAGATTAAAAAATTGGTTCCTAGACATGTTCCTCGGTCCAATTAATGATGAAATGGGTATGAGTCGCGAAGGTGGCTTGCTAGGCACAATTAAAAACGGTTTTGTAAGTCTAATGGAAGATGCAAAGAGTTTGATCTTTAGCACACTTGGCTGGGACGGAGAAAAAACAGTTTGGCAAAACATTCAAGATGCAATAGGCTTGGAACAAGGCGCAACTAGTATAGGACAACAAATCTTATCAAAAGCAGTTGAAGGAATACAAGATTTTTTCAACGGTCCGATGGGAGAAGATTTAAAAAATACAATTGGCGGATATTTCCAATATGTAATGGATTATCTAGTTCAATTAATTGCACAAATTCCAGGATCTAGTTTACTAGGAATAGATCATGATCAAATTGCATCAGATGTTGCAGAAAGAATTATTTCAGGACAAGGTCCAGTAACTTCTGCAGGATTTAAAACAATGTTAGAACAGTTACCAGAAAATCAGTATTCTGCGATGGATTTGAAATCAATGATTCCAGAAGGCAGTTTGTTTTCTGAAAATGCTCCAATGTTAACTAACATGGTAGGCTGGGGAATTGATAGAGGTATTGCTATGCAAAACCTTATGAGACAAGCAGGTGATATGAGTGAAGCAGACTTAATTGCAAACTTTGGACCTGATTATAAAGAAAAATTAGCACAATTTTTCCAAACTACAACAAGGCGTGTTGGTACACTAAAAGCAACAGGTAAAACAACAGAACCAAAAGATACTGTGGCAAAAATTCACCAAGGTGAACGTGTTCTTAACCCTAGCGAAGCAAGTGCCGTAAACGACCTTCCAGGTGCTATTAACCAACTAAATACACTTACAGCACAAATTAGGGACTTGATGACTGTGAGTGTACAGCATCAAGAAAAGACTGCTAGAGGCATTAGAAAATTAGGAACGGATATGATGGCATGAGTTGGAAAAAATATTTTACACCAGTACCAACATCAATGAACACAGGCGGTAGTTACTCACCTTTTAGTTTTACTAAAGGACAAGGAGTAGGTCCTGCGGCTGCCAATTACAGTTCACATTTACCTGATGTTTATGTAGGCTCGCCTAATCGTATTGAACGTTACGGTCAATACAATACAATGGACAATGACAGTGAAGTAAATGCTGCATTAGATATTCTTGCTGAATTTTGTTCTCAAAAGAATAAAGAAAACTCAACACCTTTTAAAATTGAATTTTCTAAATCAGCAACCAACACTGAAGTACAAATTCTTGGACAAATGCTTAAACAATGGTGCAAAATCCAAGACTTTGAAACACGTATGTTTAAAATTATTCGTAACACTTTCAAGTATGGCGATCAGTTTTTTATTAGAGATCCTGAAACTAAAAAATGGTTTCACGTTGATCCGGCAAACGTAACAAAAATTATTGTAAACGAAAGTGAAGGCAAACGCCCTGAGCAGTATATTGTTAAAGACATTAACATTGGCTTTGAAGCATTGGCAGCAACAAAGATCAACACTAACACTGCTTATGGTCCTGGTGCTAACACACAAGGTTATCAAACACTTGATAACAAATACATGTCAGGCAGAACACCTGATCAAAACTCAAGCAGATTTAGTAACGAATCAAATGAAACAGCAATTGATGCAAATCACATGATTCATTTGTCAATGAGCGAAGGTTTAGATCAAAATTATCCATTTGGTAATAGTTTGCTAGAAAGTATTTTTAAAGTTTACAAACAAAAAGAATTATTAGAAGATGCAATTATTATCTATAGGGTGCAGCGAGCGCCTGAAAGACGTGTTTTTTACGTTGATGTGGGCAATATGCCTTCACACTTGGCTATGCAGTTTGTAGAACGTGTGAAGACAGAAATACACCAAAGACGAATCCCATCCAAGACAGGCGGTGGTCAGACAGTTAT